TACATCACTATGAATTAGAAGATGGAACAATTGTTGACAAAGCATACTATGATGGTACTCATAAAGTATGGGATGAAGCAAGTGGTAGTGTAGTAACTAAAGCAGGTAATACACTAGCAATACCAGTAAATATCGCAGAATGGTATAACAGTGAAAACGAAAAGAAAAGATCTATCTACTTAATGAAGCCAGCTTACTTCAGACAATTAGTAACTGATTTCAAACGACAAAACTTATATAAGAAAGATAAGAACTATATTACTAAGACATTAAAAGCAACTGGTTGATCGACTTTTTGGCCAAAAAAATACCCCGAAAAATTTTCGGGGTTTTATAGAATTCACTTTTTGAATTTCGATTTACTCTTCAGCAAGACGTGCGAAGTATGAGAGAGCATCGTCATCTTCAACGATTGCTTCTTCCTTTACAGGTGTTGGTGCTGCAGCAACTGGTGTTGGTGGTGCAACAACTTCATACTCTTCATCATCTACTGTAGGTGCTACAGGTCTTTGACCTATTGCAAGAACAAGATTAAGACGACGCTCAAGATCTTCATAAGACTTGAACTGTTCCTTAGAAGTAAATGACTCTACGGAATGTTCTTGTTTGTAGATTGCTTCCAGTTCAGAATCATCTGCACTAAGAGCACTAACACTATCAAACTCACTGCTGTCATAGTTCCAGTATCCTGCAACTTTTTTAATCTTTAACTTAAAGTTAGCACCTTCCCATAGATCAAAAACATTTACTGGTTCTTCATCTTGGAACTCAGGTTGCATTGCTGCAAGTATCTTGTCATGGATTTTCTTACCATACTTATACAAGAATACTTTACCTTCGTTCTCAGGGTGCTTAGGATCTTTCACGACATAGATGTTGCTGTAGTAAGAGAGTTTTCTCTTCTGTTTACGAGCAGTTTCTTTGTCTGAATCTTCACCACTGTTCCATAGTCTACGATTGATCTCACCAACTGGATCTTTCTCACCTAATGTGGTAAGAGAGTTCTCGATGTACCAACCACCAGGACCTTGGAAAGCATGTGAATATACTTTTGCCCATGGAATTGTTTCTCCCTCAGGAGCAGGAAGGAAACGGATAACTGCGTACCCATTACCAGAAGCGTCAACCTCAGGCTTCCAGAACCTTTCATCAACGTTCTTACCGCTGGAGGACTTCTCTAATTCTTTCTGTAAGAAAGAGAAATTGTTCTGGGATTTACGCTTTAGATCTGCGAATGACATAGATTACCTCGGATTATTTTAGATTTGGTTTATGTGATGCCCTATCACTTGAACATTATAACAGGCACAGGTAAGGGCGTCAACCCTGTGCCTCTGTTTGTCTTTTCATTGACTGAACTTTTTCTAACAGTTCTGAAAACATACTTTCAATACTTGTGTCAGGTGTTGCTCCTAACATTATAATCCCTTGTCTCATGGTGTCAACCACAGACTTTGCTTCGGGATCCTCGCTTAGTTTTGCACGAGCATAGAATATCTTTTGTTTTTCTATGAGAGTTTCAAGTGCTTCAAAGTATTCCATCTTCCGATCCTTATCTAATAATATAAAATTCATAGCGGATCTGAAACAGAACTGTTGAAGTTCCATCATCTCTTGAATGTCTCCACGGACGATATCTGACTTAAAGAAACTCATACTAGCATTAATTTGGCACGACTGGTTTTTTTCATGAAGTTTAATTGCTGTGCCTCGTGACGGAGTTTTTCCTTCAGAGGTTTGCTTATTAATTTATTTACACCATCTAATTCAATCTCATTGAGTTCACAGTAGTGGATAACCGAATCAATATAATTCATTTCTGGATTGTCGAATGCAATCTTCTCCACTTCCTGCGAGAATCTCGCAGCGGTCATAAATTTATCCTCTAATAATTGTTTTTTGTCCATATCGTTCTTGGTATTCGTCGATGTAACCCATCAACTTGATGAAGTATTCTTTCTTAGGTGGTAATACCTTGACTTGAGTCTCTCCATTCTCACAAGAAACGATAGTAACGATTTGTTTTACTGTCAAACCGTACAGTTCTTGTAGCATACAAGCATACGCTACTTCTTGCACAAAATAATCATGCAAATATTGTTCTCGTTTTGGTTCTGCTGCTGTTTTAAAATCAATTATAGACAGCACACCATCAAACTCAGCGATGCAATCAACTCTTCCTGCCAATTCAAGATGCCTACTATAAAGTGCTGCTTCTTGGAGGTATATATTATTTATCCTATCTAAATCTTGGATACTATGCTGAAACATTAAGACTGGAAGTGGATACTTTCCATACTTTTTTAAGTCTAACTCATTGTTTAGATAGTCTTCTACGATTGAATGATATTTTGTACCTCTGCTGGTAGATCTTGCACAAATATTATCTGCCTTCTCTTTACCAACTCTTTCTCGCCATCGAGCAATTGATTGTTTCTTCTTTGCGTTACTATTAATCACAGTAGTGACAGATGGAAACCTATCTCCTTCTGGTGTAGCATAGACACGCTTGCCTTCTACCATTGTAGCACATAATTCGATAGGGTCAAGTCCTATGTGATTAAATGTTTTCATAATCCTAAATTAAGTTTACTGATAAGATAAGACTTGACAAGACCAGACCTGACAATATCATCAATACCAAATTCAACCATCGCAAACTCTTCCATGTTCATAATAATTTTTTGAAAGTCTAAGATACCTGTACGCTCATTGTTCTTTATTAAATCTGTTTGTGCAGCATCACCACAGAATATAATCTTACTGTCTTGTCCTACACGAGTGATAATACTATCTAACTCATGGAAGTTTAAGTTCTGACACTCATCAATAATAACAATAGAATTATCTAATGTAGTTCCACGAATGAAACTTGTAGACCAGAAAGATATAGTTTCTTGTGCCTTAAGATTATCATACAACATTTCATATGCATTGTCATCAGGCATTTCAAACATTGCCTGTACCATATTCTTGTATGGTATCTGATACAATGATGACTTGTCTTCATGATCACCAGGTAGGAAACCAATCTCTCTAGTTGCTACTAAAGATCTAACAATATAAATCTTCTCGTATGGTGAGTAATCATCCAACACTTCCTTGAGTGCTTTGTATAAAGCAACAAAAGTTTTACCAGTTCCTGCTACACCATAGGCATAGATCATCTTACCTTTGTCCCATTCACCAAACATCACCTTCTGATTCTCAGTCAGTGGTTCAATCGGAAGCATGTATTCTCCACTAATAGGTTTACGACGCTTCATTTGTTTAGCAGTCATACCCTGACCTGGTGATTTAGATTTCTTTTTTACTGGCATATTAGTATCGGTATTTCTCCGTGATAGTTTTGTTGTTTACATATTTTGCTTTGGGAAGAACTTTATTCTTCATAATATCTACCCAACCAGGATGTGTCGTTGCCATTTTGTCTCGCCACTCCCCAACTTCACCAGCAGCAGCAACTCCTGCTTGCCAATCTTTATCCCAATCGGGATTGTCTTTTCTCCACTGATCATATTCTTTCATGGTCATGCGAAGTTCTTTCTTCTCTTCAGTTTTTAAATTTTTTACAGGATATGTTGGCATTAATTCCACTCCAATGCTGACGAACAAATAGGAAACTGTTCAATGAATACACGTTTAGCATCCAATGCTATGTCCATGTGTTCTTTTTGAGTTCCATGTGCACCACGTAAATCTATGTAGTGAACCCAAGAACGTACGCTTCCCGTCATATAGATCTTGGTTGGTGTTGCTAACGGGAGAACAAATCTCGCACACTCCTTCGCAATACCCTCACGTATGAGTTCATTGTATAAGTCAATTCCCTCAGCGAAATAGGCAGCGATCTCTTTCTGTAGGAATGACGTTTGTTTTTCGGGGATATCATCTATACTATTCTGTCTATTCTTTTTATCTTGCCTTCGTAAATCTGGTACAGGTATCGCTCCAAGTAAATTAGTATTTGCATAGCGTTGACTAAACTCTTGGAATGTAAATGATCTGTGTCTTAAAACCTGAGCAGCAATACCTCTAGTTGTTTCTATTTCTAGAGTCATGTGTGCCTGTTCAAATACAGACCAGTGGTTGTGCTTGATACAATACTTAAGGAGTCCTGCAACATCAGGATTTTCCTGATTCTTGGGGTTGCTCACTCTCGCTACGTAACCCATCGTCTCTTCTGCTTTGGGTGTCACGGTTATCAGTTTTACTGAATTCATTATTAAATCCTTTGTTTCTCCTTAGTTTTTTTATTTTAAGTTCATTCCTTACTTCATTAAGTTGCTTCTTCATGTAGTGTATTTCTACATCAGAGTACAACTCATGTTTTTTAAGTGCGGATTTGATTAATTTGATTTGGTCTTTGAGTCTCATATTCTTTGAACGCTTCTTGTATTCCGTGGGTAGTGTCATGATTTAGTACCCAATCAGCACAAAATTCATAGATATTTTTTCCAAAACCAAATTCTTTTAATGATAGAATAGCATCTCTTCTAAGACGCATCATCTCATCTGAATAACTAATCTGGGTATCCATCGTCATCGTCTCTCCCTTGTGAGTATGTGGAACTATGTCCGTTTGGTCTGTACGCATCTACGTCAGAGTATACTTCAGATTCTAACACATCTAATAAAGATT